GATGCTTTTGGTGCACCCTTAACACCTTTCTTTCGCATCTTACCACCACGTTTTCTTTTAGCGTGAATGTTTGCGTATAAACCAGGGCGTGCCATTATATTCTCCCTTTATAATATTTTACCAATGATGGATTTGAAACTGAAACACCCCCTAAGTCTCCAGAAATATAACTTCCGTTATAATTCTTTTGAGCTTGTCTTATCATTGAGTTGCCATCTGTCCCTTTAGAAAAAAATCTTCTACCAACTAAAGCTGATTTTGCAACCGACTCTTTAGCAGGTTTTTTCTTTTTCTTTTTGGTCATGGACTCAATAAGTTTTTTAATGTTTCGTTTTCTCATTATCTATTGATTTTACCTTTTTTCTTCATCTTGCTACCGAATTTTCCATAAGATTCATCTCTGCTAGCTTTTAATTGCTTTGCAGTTCTTTTCTTACGAATTCTCATAGCGATAGACTCATCTTTTCTATCTTTGAAGCCTTGTTTTTTCTTACCAACTTTTTTCACAGCTCCTCCTTTTCTAAACATTTTTCCGCCCTTCATTCCCATATCAGGTGAATAAAAACCAGAAGCCTCGTCTTTTCTTCTAGTGCCAGAAATCATTCCTCTGCCACCGCCCATCATTTTTGCACGTCCACCTTTATTAAATCTGAATCGTGCAGGTCTTACTCCGTTTTGTCTCATTATTTTTTACCTCCATTACGAAATATTTGTGTACCCTTTATACCATATATGCTCGCGACGACAAGGATCCACAAGTTTGTAAACCATGACGGGAGCGTAGAAAAATATTCGAAGAATAATTTTACCTTGTCCATCGCGGTCGGATCGTCACTCACAACTGCCCAGGCAAGCACCACTATCGGCGCGCTGAGAATTAATAAAACCGCCTCGTCCTTCCAGTCTGATTGACGGGCTTCTAAAAGTTTTCCTTGGTAAGCTTCCTTACCTTCGGCCATACGAGAAGCGTGCATAAGTTGCGCTTCTGACATAGCCATTTTTGTCTTCTGCTTGTTAGCATAAATTTTACTTCCTGCAGAGACGGCTAATTTAATTGCCGATAACCACATATTAATACCAAGTAGCTTTTCTACTTTTTGATCTAAGCATTCTTTTAGTGCCTTTAACTTCAACTGGATCACCTGTAGGGATCACATTAGGCTGCATACCGTTAGCTAAAGTTTTAGTTCTAGGATCTCTCACCAAGTTTTGACCAGGTGTTTCAATATCGATACCTCCATTTGAGAAACCATCTTTATTGACATCCAATGCTTTATTTACATCAACTTTTTCTGCCATTTTTCCTCCTATTTTTATTGATACCTGCTCTGTTTAAAGCAATCGCTATAGCTTGTTTACGATTTTTTACTTTTTTATCAGAGCCACCAATTTTGAGAGTTCCTTTTTTAAACTCTCTCATGACCTTTTTAACCTTTTTTTGAGCTTTTGTCATTTTCTTTTCTTTCTCATACCATTTTTAGGCTTTGGTATAACACCTCTAGCCATTAAAATATCTTTTTTCGTAATTTTTCCATCACCAGACACGTCAGGAAATGATTTTTTCTTTTTTTTCATCATTTTTTTCTTTTTCATTTGTTTTCTCCTTCATATTTTTCAATTTCAACAGATGGACCCATTAATTTATCCGCTGTTGGGATAGATTTACTTAAAATAGTCTTTTCTATTGATGTATCAGCCCTTAATTTAGCTAATTCTGCATTCTGATCCAACTTATCTTGCTTATCTTGTTGGTTCATCATTGCACGCATTCGATCAAGGTCAATTCTTTCTTGTCCTTCTCTTTGTTTACGTGCATTTTCCATAGCTCTAAGGTCTAATTCTCTTGCTCTTAGTTGTGCAACTGGATCGTTTCCAAAACCAGAGGTTACTTGTCTCTCTTCTTTTAAAAATTCTTCCATCATGTTTGCAATTAACACTGATTTTCTAGCTTCTATTCTTAAATTAAATTGTCTTAAACGTTCAGCAGCTTCAGGGTTAGCTTGTGCTACCTGTTGAAGCTGCTGTATTTGAGGGAGCTCTTGAGCAAACTCTAATTCAATCTGCTCTTGGGCCATTAAACTTATATGTTCAAAAATATTTTTCTCCATGGCTGCTGTAACCATGGGATTATTTTTTGCAATGTTAGTTGCCATAAAGTTTAAATGAGAGGTAATGTGAGCTCTGTGATCTTGACCAGGAAAAGCTTGAAAAGGTTTACCTGATAAGGCCATAATATTTTCTAGACTTGGATCCATTGGTTGTGGAGGCTGTGGTCTAATTAAAACTGAATCTATATTTTTAACTCCCAACGCTTCATACATATTTCTATAAGCTGCATATAAATTATGCATTTGCGGATTAGATGTTGCCAGCTGCAACTCTGTTTGCGCAAGGGAGATACGCTGAGTTTGAGAAAAGATGTTGGGATCAGCAACTGGCAATATATCTACCCGATCGTCAAAATCTGATTGTTTAACAAATCTTTGTGCCCCAACGACATCGTACGGATACTCCGGAGGAAGATATAATTTAAAAACACGTGCTAATAATTTAAATTCTTGTTTTAATGAAGAATAAATTCTTTTATGAATAGCCGACATAGTTCTAGAACCACGTTCTAGTAATGCAACAGTTGTTCCAACCGCAGCGGCTTGATTGCCATCACCAACTTGTAAATCAGCAATAGATGCAAATCTTTGACCTGCTTGCACTACGATACCCATTAAATTTAATAATGTAGCAGAAGGTTCTTTAAATGGCAGCATCATAAAAGAATCTCTTAAATTACCACCAGGTGCATCTACATCTCTAAACTCTCCTGGTTGTATAGATTGAGCATCATCTCTAATTCTAATGCCACGCATTTTAAATCCTGCGGGTAGGTTGGAGAGCGTACCCGCATCCAATAATTGACGAAGAGCTGCTGTTGCAGTTCTAGACAGACCACCAATCATATGGATGAGACCGAAACCATAGAATCCTAGTCCAGGTAAAAATTTAAAATGGACAAAATATTGGATCTTTTCTTTTTTCGGATCTCCAATTTCATAATTTCTTTTAATAGATAAAACTTCTCTAGTGGCTACTTCTACCGTTACGATGTAAGGAATTTTTATTCCTGATGGTTCACCTGTTTGTGGATCTTGATCTTCAAAGCCTTCTAAATCTAAATCTACATGACATTCTAATAAAGTATAAATATCATCATCTTTAGATTTTCTTTGGCCTTCAAGTTCTCTTTCTTTTTTTTCAACTTCATTTTCTTGATAACCAGGTGTACCTAATTCTATATCTCTATAGAAACCACTGACTTGTTGTTTTCTTAATTCGTTTTTAGAAACTTTTACCCTATGGATGATTGCTTCCGCATCTTCTAATGAGGTAGCAGAATACGGAACAATTAAATCATCCGCGGGAACAAACTTTGATGCAGCTCTTCCTTCAAGTTCATCATAATAAACTTTTTTAAATGCTGAACCTGCGAGAGGTAAGTAGAAAAGCATTTGATCAAAGTCGGGCTCATAGTCTTTCATTTTTTCCATGAGCTCGTAATTCATATAATCTTTAACACGTTCTGCTTGTCGTGTTTTTTCTTCATTCGGTGCACCGATAACTTGTGTTCTTACCGGTCCATCAGCTGGTAATAATTCTTTGTAAGCTAAAGCTTGGAACTGTGTTACTGCCTCTGCAAGAACTGGGTGTGTTGCACCACTTGCTCCCTGAAAAGGTTCTGTTCGCATATCATATTTAAAACCTAATAAATCTAATCCTGTAGTATAAGATTTAGACCATTCTTTTCTAGACGCATCATAGTCCATAAATTTTTGTGTAAGATCTGCACCAAGTTCACTTAAAACTTCGTCGGGTAAAAATTCTGCTAAGTTTGCATAATGTTCATCACCACCTTCGGGTGATGCTGCGTTAGGATCAAAATCAACTGTAACCGAACCGTCTTCTTCTTCCTCTATTTCAACAGGTCCTTTTTTAGAAGATTCAATTGCTACTTCTTTTTCAAAAGCTTCTGTTACTTCTTCTTGTCCGGGTATATTAACTTCTTGTCTAGGCTCGTTTGGTAAAGCCTTGTCTATCTTGTCTGCCATTTCTTTTCTCCAATCGTACAGTTTTAACAGTATTATAATTAATTTTCAACCCTTGTGGCACAGGCCCTGATTTAGGTGGTATTGTTCTAGTCAATCTTGGTAGTTTTTTAGTCAAAGTCACCCGCATCTTCTGCTGCTTCTCTTGCTGACTCTGCAGCTTGTTCTGCTCTAATTTCAGCCTGAATAACTTTACCCTCACCTTTAGATAATTTTGTTTTTTTACCAGTTACGTATTCTTCCATCTGACGAGTTTTGCCTTCCATCATATCATCAAGTGAATCAACGATA